CTCTACAACCTCACGCCATACCTGCGCAAGCGCAAGGCGGCCAAGAAAGACCAGAAATGAACACCGTCAACAACAACCAGGCGCCGGACGCCTACCAGCTGCTCGTCACCAAGTGCGGCAAGTGGGTTGAATGCTCGAAGGCCGATTTCGACTGTGTGCGGGCCAACCCCGGCATGTGGCCCGACATCAAGGTGCGGGCGCTCTACGTGGAGTCGCTGCAATCCGGTGGAATTACACCAGATTGGAAACTGGTGCCAGTGAGGCCGACGCCAGAGATGCTTGAACAACTCCGTTATGGTTGGAGCGATATCTCGACTGCACATGTCTTTGACCGATGGAAGCGCACAGTCGCCGCAGTGCCGCAGACGCCAACTACCGAGCAATACTCGGCGGTTCAGCAGCCGCAAGTCGAGCAGGAGCCAGCAGGGGAAACTGAGTTCATGCCGGGCACAACAGGATTCACGATGGCCTGTTTTCGAGCAAGCGATGCACCAGTTGGCACCAAGCTCTACACCCACCCGCAGCCACCTCGCCAGCCGCTGACCGACAAGCGGATCGACGAGCTGCTGGTTGAGTCTGCCCTGGTGCCCGTGGTTCCGCTCTACAAGACCATTGCCCGCGCAGTCGAGCGCGAACACCGCATCGGCCAGTCCGCAGCACCGCAGCAGCCCCAGGCCGCCGCCGACGACGCCCAGGAGCAGTGCCGCACCGCGCTGCAGGCGATCGAGAAGCTTAACGGCGAGCTGGGCAAGGTCAGTGATCAGCGCGACGTGCTGCTGGAAGCTCTGAAGCACATCGCTCGCATGACGACCGACGGCTATGCGGAGCGCCATGCGCTCGAAGCGATCGCGGAAGTCAGCGTGGAAGGCGGTGACGTATGAGCCCGGCCGAGAAGAGCCTGCACGACGCCGTGATAGCGCTGGTCGAGGAAGACGTGGCACTGGCGCTATCCGTGCTTACCGGTCACTTCGTCGGCCTTGCCGTAGCGATGATCAGCGCGCGCGGCTACCCGGATGACCGTGACATCTTCCTCGATGGGGGAACGTCGCGCGACATCACGATCCACCAGAAAGGCGGTGCGGTATGAAAGAGCGCCCGATCCTGTTCAGCGAGCCGATGGTGCGCGCGATCCTGGCCGGCACGAAGACGCAGACGCGGCGCGTGCTGAAGCTGCAGCCGCCTGCTGGTGCGGAGCATCACAGCCTCGCCGATGTGGGCCACCCCTGGCACGACATCTACGGCCACGACGGGCCTGCGGTTCATCGCGTGCGCTGCCCCTACGGCCAGCCCGGAGACAGGCTGTGGGTTCGCGAGACGTGGAACTGGTTTGACCCCGAAGCCATTCCCGAAGCCAGGCGAGGAGAGCGAGCCGATTTCACGGGACAGCAAGGCGAGCGGCAGATTGAATGGTGCGCCGCCTATGCTGCCGATGGTCCGCTGGCTTACCCTGGCTACGAAGGCAGAGGGCATTGGCGCCCGCGCATCCACATGCCCCGCTGGGCCAGCCGCATCACCCTGGAGATCACCGGTGTGCGCGTCGAGCGGCTGCAGGACATCAGCGAGGCCGATGCGCAGGCAGAAGGATGCTCCTTGGAATGCATGACGCCAACCGGTGACGACAGCGGTAGCGCGATCTACGGCCCAGGCGGGTACCTCGCGCTCTGGGAGTCCATCAACGGCGCAGGCTCATGGGATGCGAATTCATGGGTCTGGGTGGTCGAGTTCAAGCGCGTGGAAGGGGGGCCTCATGTCGCGTAAATTCAAAGTGTTCAACGACAGTGGCGCCAACATTCACAGCCGGTACGAAACCACGGTATCCCTCGAAGAACTCGGTATTGAGGAAGACGTCTGGGACGGCATGACCGAGGAAGAGCGGGACGAGGCTATGCGGGAGGTTGCCTTCCAGCGTAGCGAGTGGGGCTACGAAGAGATCGAGCAGGAAGGAGATTCAGAATGAGCGCGCCGGACTGCCCCTACTGCCAGCGCAATGCGGCGCTGGTTTCCGGCGCGAAGATCTACCCGCACCGCCCCGACCTGTTCGGCCTGAAGTTCTGGTGCTGCGATCCGTGCGGTGCCTACGTCGGATGCCACAAGCGGGGAGCCTGGCTCTACGTTGCCGGCAAGAAGGTTGTCAGCGACGGCACGCTGCCGCTCGGCCGCCTTGCCAATGCTGAATTGCGCCGGGCCAAGAGCGCAGCACACGCGGCGTTCGATCCGCTTTGGAAGTCTGGCCAGATGAAGCGCCGCGAGGCTTACTCGTGGCTGGCCAAGCAGCTCGGTATCAGCTTCGATGACTGCCATATCGGCATGCTCGATGTGGACGGCTGCAAGGCCGTGATCTGTGCAGTGAACGTGCAAGGAGCTGAAGCATGACCATCACCATCGACTCGACGCGCAGCGCAGCCGTCAACCATGGCCATTTCTGGATCAGCATCGATGACCAGCCGCCGCCGGCCGGCGTGAAGGTGCTGCTGATCAACAAGGCTCATGGCGTGGCGTGCCTGAGCACTTACAGCGCCCGCCACCAGTGGTCCCACTGGCAGGGCCTGCCTCGGTTCTGTGATGATGAGCAGCAGGCCGCTCCGCCCCGGATGCCGGCCCGCAGCGTGCCGCCGATCGGCGACGACGGCCACGAGGACGGCCGCTGGATCTAGGCCACTGCATCGGGCGGCAGTTCCGCCCACCAGTCGAAGTCAGCCGGCACCGGCTGGCTTTCGACAATCGCCTGTTCGAGCACCACAGCGACCGACAACGGGTTCACTCCCAGCGGGTCTGGCGCCCTGATGCCGAACACGCGCGAGTATGCCGTCTGTGCAATGCGCAGGCGCGCTGTTCCGTCAGCGATGTCCTGCGGGACATTCGCGCCAGGCAATGCGCGCTTGATCGACAGAGCGACAGCATCAAGCGCATCAGGTTGAATGGTCTTCACCTTCTCCAGCAGTAGCTCGCGAATAGCCCCTGCGCTGGTGTCGCCAGCGTTGCGATCGAAACCCGGGTCAATGCCGACCGGCACGCGCTCGACGTTGCCGGTGCGCGGGTTGGTCCACTGCACCGTGCCGTCAGTTGGCGGTTCCGTGCGCGGCGTCAGGCCCATGTCGCGCAGCTGCTCGCGGTCCAACTGGATCACGCTGCAGCGGCAGTTCCAGCCGTTGGGCGGGTAGTGCGTGTGCCACCAGGGCGACGACACGGTCAGCACGGTGCTGTCCCATGCCGCGTGCGCCGGCCGGGTGCGGTAGTCGTCTACCGCGTCGTACAGCAGGAACGGCGCGACGTCGGCCTGCGACTCGATCTGTCGCCACACGCCCGCTGCATAGGCGGTCTGCAGGTTGGTGCGGAAGATCGTTTCCAGGCGCCAGGCGCTGCCCAGGCGCGCGCGCACCAGGTTGCCGGTCGCCGGGTCGATCATGTCGGCTTCGCCCCACCAGCCCGCGGCCTTCAGGATCGGCGCCAGCTCCTTCTTCCACTCGCCGAAGGTCTGCCCATTGGCCAGGGCCGCGTCGAGGCTGTCGCGCACCTGTTTGAGCAGGTCGAGGTCCATCATCTTGGCGACGGTGAACGCTTCGTCGTGCGCGCGGCCCAGCATGTCGGCATAGCTGAACGTCGGGCGCAGGCCCTTGGCCTTGAAGTACTCGATCGCCTTCTCGGCCGCCACGTCGAAGGCATCGCCCGCGGACACGTCCAGGAAGTCGATCACGCCCTCGGCGGCCGGGTCGGCGTCGTCCAGGTGTTGCGCGGCGAACTCGGCGAGCTCGGCCCGCATGCGATCGACGGCATCGATGGCCTGCGCAGCCGCAATCAGTTCGCTGAAGGTGTAGCGCATCAGTCGCCCCGGGCAGCCGGGAAGGGCTGCATGTCGATCGTCTGCCCGGCCAGCGCGTGCGTGCAGTCGTTCAGGTACTGGATGCGGCCATCGGTGACGAACGTGTGGCACACCACTGGCGCACTTTCAAACGCCACGCCATTTCGAGCAGGGCAGCCAGCAGCGATCCAGGCCGCGTAATCCGCCTCTCCCTTCTCGGTCATGTCGGTTCCTGTCACATGCACCGAGGGCGAGAAGGTCGGGCGCTCGGCGTCGCCGTTCCATTGCCAGCGTGGGCCGTTGCCGGCGCCGTGCTGAATCCGATGCGCCCTTTCGCAACCAGGGCACCAGAACGCCAGGCCGTTGTCGGCGCTGTTTCGAAGGAGTCGTGACAGCATCCCCATGTCAGGCCTTTCGCTGCCCGCGCAGCCCGCCCAGCAGGCCTGCAAACAGCATTCCGCGCGTCAGCTTTTCGAGCATCGACGGCGGCGGCGCTTCGGCCAGGATCTCGTCGAGGCGCATGCGGAACGTGTCGGGGTCCTCGGCGAACTCGGCGGCCTTGAGCACCTGGTCGATGCGCTTGCCGGTGATCGTCGGGTACTGCCGAGCGAACATGGCCGCGGCGTTGAAGATCGCCTGCTGATCGCCGCGGCGGGCCGCGCGCAGGGCCGCCAGCGCGACGTTCTCGCTCTCGGCGAAGTCTTGGCCCGGGTCGCCCTCGTTGTTGGCTGGCATGGCGCCGGATCGTGCCACGGCGCCAGCCATCAGCGCCAGCGGATCAGGCGCCTGGCGCTTCTCCCAGCCCTCGCCGTAGTGCTCGGCTATGTAATCCTCGGTCGGGTCGTACCCCATGGCGTGGATCTTGGTGTCGCGCTCGGCCCGGGCGGTCAGATCCTCTGGCGGCTCGGTGTTGCGGTACACACGCGGCGGCACGGCGGCCGGGTGATTCCACTGCGACCACCAGGCCACCGGCCCCTTATTGAAGCTCTCGGCCAGCAGGTCGGCGTCGGCCTGCGTGATCGACTGCTTCACGCGCTCATGGACCTGGCCCTGCGCCCGGCTGCTGCCGTTGTCGGTCGTCATGGTCTGGCCAACGACGATCTTGCTGATCGCCGCGTTCATGGCGTCGTGCATGCCTGCGTAGTCTGCCGTGCCGCTGCGCGTGGCCTCGATCAGCTCGACCACCACGTTATCGGGCACCACCACGCCGGCATCGGTGGCGATCTGGTGCAGCATGTTCACCGCGCGGCGCACGGTGTTCGGGTCCTCGATCTGGCCGGCCGGCACCTTGGCCGCGGCGGTCGGCATGCCGAACTTTTCGAGGAACATCAGCCAGAACTTGATGTCGTTGCGCTTGAAGAACACCGGCCAGTACAGCGAATGGGCCAGGCCCAGGCCGTAGGGCTCATCGTCGTTGTCGGCGCCGGTGGTGATCGTCCAGAACTTGCGGTCTGGCATCGCCAGCCAGCCGCCGCGCGCGGTCCACAGGTAGAGGCGGCCGTCGAGGTCGAAGCGGAACCGGCCGCGGTCGCGCACCTTGATCGCGCCGAACTTCACGCGGTTGCCCTCGGGCTTCCAGATGACCTCGGCCACGCCCCAGCCGTAGAACACGGCCGACAGCATCTTGTCGGTGATGCCGTCCCAGCCGATCGCGTCGAGCTCGGCCTGCAGCTCTTCGGCGGCCAGCTTCGACGCGGGATCATCGGCCCCGGCCTCGACCACGGTTTCGCAGGCGGTCAGCGCGAGCCGGCGTTGCTGCCAGGTGCTGGCCACTTGGTCGTCCCGCAACAGCTCGCGGTAGACCTTCAGGTTCTCGATGCCGCCCTTCGACTGCAGCACGCTGTCGGTTGTGGCCAGCATGTTGACGAACGGTGCGGTTTTGGCCGACTGCAGCGCCAGCGGCTTCAGCGGGTTCTCGGGTGCGGCGATTTCGCCCAGGTTCGGTTTTTCGGTAGCCATGATTTGCCCTTTCAGAGGAAGCCAGAAAGATCACCGCCACGGCTCGCAGAACCGAAGCCGATGCCGTCATCTTGGGTTGTCGCATCGGCTGACGACCGAATCAGGCCCGCTCCATGCGATTCTATGCGTCCAGACCAGTTCCTGACCCATTTCAGGAACTGCGTCATGCTGTCTACCTGGTCGTCATGCGTGACCAGCGGGAAGCCGAAGAGCTCGCCCTCGAAGTCGATCAGCCAGGGATAGCGTGCCGATCCGCCATCGGGCGCCATGATCCCCGGCTCGGGCAGGAAGACCAGGCCGGCCTCGACCATGGCAGACACCTCGTTGGCGCGGAACGTCTTGTCGCCCACCGGCTCGATCGCAATGATCGGCAGCGTGGTGGTGCTGCGCAGGTCTTGGATCAGCGACTGACCGCTGCTCTTGTCTTCGATCAGGATGGCCGCCGGCCGGTCGCGCTCGGCGTAGGCCACCACCTTGCGCTTGAGCGTCGGGTAGTCCACGCGATCGCGGTAGACGTCGCCCAGGTAGTAGCCCGGCACGCCGCGGCCCATGCGCCAAGCGGTCATCACGCTGGGGTCGTTGAGCTGATCGGGCTTCTGTGCCGTGTCCCAGCTGTGAACGCACACGCTGGCCGCCTGCGGGATCACCCCGTAGCGGTTGCGCGTCCATGCCTCTTTGAAGATTCCGCCATCGCTCGGGCGCGGCCTCTGCTGGTACAGGCTGTCCCAGTTGCGCGTTCCCTGCGTGCGCTTCAGCTGCTCCAGCATGGGCATCGTGATGTAGCCCGGCCACAGGGCCTCTCCGATGCTGCGCCCGGTACCGTCGCTCTCGCTCTCGCAGATCGCCGGGAAGTTGAGCACGTACCATGGTTCGCCATCGCGCGCCGTGACCCAGCCGCTGCGGGAGTCGTAGCCCTTGGGCAGGATTCGGCCCGACAGATCGTCCTCGTGCCAGCGGGTCTGAATGATGATGATCGAGCCGCCCGGCTTCAGGCGCGTGCGGAAGTCGGCCAAGTACCAATCCCAGGTGTTCTGCCGATATGTCGGGCTGTCGGCCTCCTTGCGCGACTTCACCGGGTCGTCGATCAGGCCGATGTCAGCGCGGCGGCCCGTGATGCCGGCGCCCACGCCCGCGGCCTTGTACTCGCCGCCTTGGATCGTCTCCCACTCGCCTGCGGCCCGGCTGTCGGCCGATAGCGTCGCGCCGAACACGCGCTCGTATTCCTGGCTTCGCATGATGTTGCGGATCTTGCGGCCGAAGCGTTCGGCAAAGTCGGTGCCGTAGGTGGCGTGAATGATGGTCTTTCGCTTGTTGCGGCCCATCAGCCAGGCCGGCCCGTACTCCGACGAATATTTCGACTTCGCGTGTCCAGGCGGCCAGAACACCATCAGGCGGTTGATTTCACCGCGCTCGACGCGGTGCAGCTGCTCGATCAGCAGCCGGTGATGGTGCGCGGGCACCAGCGCGTCGTCCATGTACGGGACGAACCGCGCTAGGCTGCGTCGCGCCCATTCAACGGCCAGCGCGTCGGCTGTCGGCAGCATGACGAAGGGCCTCCAACTGCGTCAGCTCTTCGTCCGTCAGTTGTGACATATCGATACTGTCGTCTCGGGTTTCGATCGGCGGCGATCCGGCGTCGCCGCCCAGCGCGTGCCGAACCGGCGCGTCCAGGCCCAACAGCTTCGCGCGGCGCTCCATGATCTTCAGCACGCGATCGACGGCACCATGATTCCCTTTTCTGGCGTCTGGCCACAGGCCGCGCAGCATCCCGTCAAGCCGACTGATTTCCTCGGCCTTCATTTCCCCGGCGTCGGCATCGATCTGCGCCTTTGCGTCTGCCATGGCGTCGCGCACGTACCGATGGGCGGCCGACGTGCTGCATCCGATCTGGTGCGCGATTTCAGCGTAGCCAAGGCCCATGCGGCGCAGCTCCAGCGCCCTGCCCTGGGCCTCGACCTTGCGGGCCTTCGTGGTGCTGTTGCGGTTGGTGGCGGCCATGGTCATGCCTCGGTGGGTTCTTCGCTGTCCGCCTGGCTGGTCGCTGGAATCTCATCGAACAGACGGCCGTCAGCTTCGAGCGTTGCCGACTCGCCGGTGAACTCCTGCCAGCGGCGCACGATCACGTCGCAGAACTTCGGGTCGAGCTCCATCAGGCGCGCGGCCCGGCCGCACTTGTGCGCAGCGATCAGCGTAGAACCGCTCCCGCCGAACAGGTCGAGCACCACCTCACCGTTTCGGCTGCTCCACTGGATCATTCGCTGCACCAGGGCGACCGGCTTCATCGTCGGGTGCAGATCGCTCTTCGTCGGTCGATCGTGACGGATCACGGTGGTCTTCGCCTCGGTGCGCATGTCGTTGACCAGAGCGATCAGCTGCTCGCGCTTCATGTTCTTCAGGTCCACGTCATCGTCGATGACCGTCGTGCGCGTGAAGTCGCCGCAGAAGTAGTGCCCGGCGCCTTCTTTCCAGCCGTACAGGATCGGCTCGTGCTGCCAGTTGAAGTCCTGGCGCGACAGCGTGGCGCTCTGCTTCACCCAGATGAGCACCTGCGACATCTTCAGGCCGCTGTCAACGAAGGTCTGCGTGAAGTTGGCGCGCTCGGAGTCGGCGTGCGCGACGTAGATGCACGCTCCTTCGCGCATGACGGCAAAGTAGCAGCCGTAAACGGCAAGCAGGAAGTCGCGGAACTGCGAGTCGCCCATGTCGTCGTTCATGATCTTTCCGGCCTTGCCGTCGATCGCGACGTTGTAGGGCGGGTCCGTCCAGACCAGATCGGCCTTGCCGCCGCCCATCAGCTTCTCGACGTGCTGGATGTTCGTGCTGTCGCCGCACATCAACCTGTGTCGGCCCAGCAGCCACACGTCTCCAGGCTTCGACACGGTCTGGATCGCAATGTCTGGCACATCGTCGTCATCGGTCAGGCCTTCCTCGACCTCATCAATGTCGCCGCCCGATCGCAGCGTGTCGATGAATGCGTCCAGATCCTTGTCTCCGGTGTGGACCCCTTCCAGCAGGTCGTCGAGCATGTCCTGGTCGGTTTCGGCCAGGCCGCCGATCGGGTCGATCGCGGCGAGCACCACCTTTTCCTCTTCCTCGGTCAGCTCGACGTAGAGCACGGGCACAGTCGGCTCACTGCGGCGCAGTGCGACCTCGACGCGCAGGTGCCCGTCGACAATGTGCCCGGTGACGCGGTTCACGATCACGCGCTGCACCCAGCCAACGGTGCGCAGCATCCCCTCGAGCGCGTCCTGCTGCACCTTCGGGTGGCGGCGCCAGTTCAGCGGGTTCGCCAGCAGTTGATCGGGGTTTTCCAGGCCCTCGCCAACGATCCGGCTTTTGAATGGTGATTTCGGCATTGCATTTCCCATGACTAATGTTTTCCAGATTCGAGCGTGTCGCCCAGCGTGATGCAGCCCCGCAGCGCCGCGCGCAGCTCGCCCTCGTAGCCCTCGCGCCGCTCGATCTCGGCCCGCATGGCCCGGGCCTGCTCATCTACCGGCGCGTCCAGCGCCAGCGCCTCGGTATCCATCGCGGGCCGCACGGGCTCGGTGGCCTGGCAGGCGATCGGGACCGGCACGTTCACGGTGATCAGGCGCGGCGCGGTTTCGCAGCCGACCAGCAGCAGCGCACACAACAGGATCAACGTGCCTCGCGCCATGGATCACGGGCCTCCGGTTTCTGGATGCGCGCCATCGGCCCGAACCAGATCAGGCACCACAGGCGCGTCATCAGCATGGGGTTCATCAACATCATTCCGTTCTCCTTCGGCTCGTAAGCCATTCGCGTGTCTCGACCTGCGCGCTGGCGCAGGAGTTGCCCGGCACCGCCTGGCGCCTGGTGCGCTCGGCATCGGCCCGAGCATTCGCAGCGCGCGCGTCGCGCTGGGCGGCCAGCATCGCGCTCTGTGCGGCTCTGGCCTGTTGCGTGGCCTTCTCCCGCAGTGCATCGGTGCCGCGGCTGCAGGCCTGCGCGGCTGCTTCGGCGTGGTCCCGCTGCTCCTCGGCCGAAATGGCGCGATCGCGCGCTCCCAGGTACCAGCTGGCCAGCACGAAGTTCCCGGCCCCACTGATGGCCAGCAGCAGGGTGGCGATTGTCGTGGCGTTCATGGCATTCACCCTTGCGGCCGGTAGACCGGCGCGTCGTCGCGCTCGGGAATGTCGCGGCCCTCGGCCTGGTACCGCTGGAGCAGCCGCTCGGATGCGCGCAGATCCTTGATGCGCTCGCGCTCAAGCAGGCGGCGCAGCGCGCGGCTGTCGGTACCGCGCGCAAGATCGGTCCTGGCTCGCTGGTTCATGCGCTGCGCTCTCGAACGCTCTGCAGGCGGGTCACTTCGACCGTCAGCCGCTTGACCTCCCCATGCAGCGCGTTGTTCTCGATCGTCATGCGCGCCAGCTCGCTGTTGAGCGTCACCAGCTCCACCTGCAGGGAGTTCAGCTTCGTTGCCAGGTCGATGTTCTGTGCCGACAGGCGCAGCACCTCGGCGCGCAGCATGTCGATCACCTCGGTTTCCGCCGTGTCCGACTTCCACCGCTTCGTCAGCGACTTCGCCGCGATCGCCAGCGCCAGCATCGCGCCGCCAATGCCACCGACCTTCTCAGGCGTGGCCAGGTCGTTCCAATCGCTCATGAGGTGGCACCTTTCTGCTGCATGGCGCCGTAGACCGCAAACGCCACCCCGGCCAGCGCCAGCACCAAGAACAAGATCCGCAGCGTGTCGCTGTGACCGGCCATCGGCTCGATCTGCTCGGTCGCGGTGGCCAGCACAGCCGACACGGTGGCGATGGTGCTGCCCTGCACGCCGGGCGAGGCTGCGGCCTGCTGCACCGGCGTGGGCGGCGGTACCGGCACCGCTGTTGCCTCCTTGTCGGCCAGTTGTTCGACAAGCTCGGCATCATCCGGAAGCGCGGTACCGGATGCCCACAGATCGGCTTCGGCCAGGCGGCGGCGCTTGAGTCCGTTCGACACCGCCTTGCGGCCGGTCGCCGGGTCGGTGATCTTGTTCCAGCGCAGCAGTTCCTCATCGACCCGGTCGTCGTAGCAGCCGATCACCGCCTTCGTGACGCCGTTGCGCCGGTTCGACAGCGCCCCGGTGTTGAACTCGAACGACAC